AGCCGAAAGATTCGGACGATATTCTTTTAAGTAAAGGATCTGAGTTCCTACTGGAAGCTTGTCATTAAACGCGTTGTAAATTGAGCGCTTATATTTTGAGTCTTGCCAGTTTTCAGAATACCAGAACTGAGTATTATCATCATTCGTGCGAACCTTTGTATAGTCTAAGTGATAAACTTCTGCAATCTGTCCACCGGTTTGACTCCAGATAACTTGAAGATAAGCGCCACCGAATAATTCGACGTCTGTCGATACCTTTTTTAGGATGTCATTAAGTGACTCGAAAGGGTTTGGCTTATCAATAAACTCCTGAGCTACCTGATCCGTCTCTTCAATCGGCTTGAAACCGTTTCCAGTGATGTAATTTACCTTACTTTTAATGATCGCGTTATGCTTAGCTGACTTGCTAAACAGATCTACCAGGTAATTCGGGTAATCATTCTTTTTTCCAAACTCAATATATCCACCATTCTCGCCTTTTTTCTCTTGGTATTCTGGCTGTCTGGCCTCCGCAAAGGTAAGGACGTTCAAGAAATTCGTTGTATTGCTCATATATCGCGCACTATAAAGGTATTATTCGTTTGGTTGTATGTCGTGAACTCAAATTCTGTCGAGTTTTTAAGTGACATTTGCCCCACTTCCAGCAATCCAGTCGCTAAAATAGGATCTAAATTTGAGCTTGAAGTCTGCTCATATATAGCATAAGTATATTCTCCGCTGTCATAGTTAGCGAAATAGCTATTTGTCGCTACATTAAAAGCGTTGAATCTGTCTTTGTAATTCGATACATCCGCGTTATTTAAAAGCACAAAAGCCTTTGTATCTCCAGTCGCTCTGGACGTAAAATAGAATAAGTAATTAGGCGCCGAAAGGGTTTGCTTCTCCTTTAGCGTCACTACTATTTTCGTCGTTTGTCCTTTAGTGAAATGAATCATCGATAATAAATAGCAAAGCAAAGTTATTTTATAAAACAAAAAAAAGAGGAGGCTTTCGCCCCCTCCCCGTCTAACCAAACGACTATCTTACTAAGCAGTCAATCCAGAGATTACACCGCTTGCTACTTCTGGAGCTAAAGCACCTTCTGAAGCAGAGAATGTCAAAGTGTATCCAGAACGATCTCCTTGAGCCGTACCGGTTGCACCATTGCCACCTGACATATTAAGTCCGTGGACCTTGCCTAAATACCAGTATTTGCCGTTGTTATCGCCTACGACAGCTACTAAAGTATTCTGAGCTAATAAAAGAATTTCGTTTCTTGTATTCGCTTGTAATTTGTTAAGAATGATTGACAATTCTTGAGCGTAGAATACAGTCCCGTTTTGCACGTTCGCGTTGATGTTCTCAGTCAAAGAAGAAGTTCCAGGAACTAATTCGTATTTTCTAAAAACCTTACCGCTTCCCTTAGTGATCGCAGTAATTACACCGCTTGCTTCAGTCGTGCTAGATACGTTCCCTTTTTCAATGAAATACACTTCCGTGATTCCGCCTAATGAATCTTTGCAATCTAAGGTATATCCTTGAGTTAATGCGCAAGCCATTATTTTAAATTTAAAAGGTTAAAATTAGGGGAGTCCAATCCAATGGATCTCCCCGAACTTATTGGTAAGAATTAAGCTAAGATGAAATCTACCATCTCAGCAGGGAAAGCGATCTGAACGCCAGCCTTGAATTCAGCTACGAAGCGAACTTGATCCGCTTCTTTAGCGAAGAACAATTCGAAACGCTCTTGCTCATCTAATAAGTCAGTTCCGTAGAACATGTTTGAAACGCGACCACCATAGATCTTAGAAAGACCATTCAAACCTTGAACAGCTACCACCTTAATAGTTGTACCTGGTAACATCAATTCTGAATCTGCCTTGCCGTCAAAGTTGTAAGCGAATAAGTTCGCGTTCTTTAATGCGATTGTGTAAGTGCGGAATACATCCATTCCTACGAAGATAGTCGCATCGTCCTTAGCTACGATCTCAGCAGGCAAAGCCTTGTAAACTGCATCAATTACAGCGATCACGTTTGAAGTAGTGATGCCAGCAGAAGCAGCTAAAGGAGTACCGTAGTAAGTAGTCGTATTAGCGTGGATTACTGAAGCAGAAGCAGCAGCGATTAACTTAGAGAAACCGTCGAACTTGTTCAAGTTTCCGTTTGCTGAAGCTGTGTCTCCTTGCCATACAGCGATCTCTAATTGAGCAGCGATCTTGTCAGCCTTACGTTGTGAGTATTCAGCAGCGAATACGATAGAATCATAAGAAGATCCAGCTGGCAATGCCTTCTGTAAATACTTAGCTTCTAAATCTTTCGGGCAAAGTGCCTCGTTTACCTTGATCTTTCCAACAGTTAAAGTACGCTGTGTGAAAGTTGTTGTGCCAGAAGCGTTGAAACCGCAAGAAGAACCATCTTGAAAGAACGCGTCTGTGTCCATGATGTTTACTGTCTCAGCAGATTTTACGCCTAACATAACGTTTCCTTGATCCTTGATCAAAGAGATTGTTTTTGCTCCTAATACTGAAGACGCTACTAACTGAGTCGCGTTTTGTTCTGTATAGTCAGCCAATGAAGATACTACAAATGCCATCTTTTTTTTTGTTAAATTGTTATTTTAAATTTTTTACTTTGTTTAAAAATCTCTCGATTTTTTCTTCTCTTTTCTCTACTTGAGAGAAAGAATTTTTTGGTGCCTGGATAGGACCAGCGCTAGGAGTTGAAGCCAAACCTAAAACTACATCGGATAGATCGTTGATCGCCTGAGAGAATTTACCCTCGATAGATGCGATCTTAGCTTTTAAAGCTTCGTTCTCTGCCTTTAAGTTTTCGATTGTTCCATCGATCTCTGTGAACTTGTCTGATTCCATTGGAATCTCTTCCTCTGGCATTTCAATCGGCTCAGCTTCAGCTTGAGGAGTCTCAATGCCTTCTACCTTACCGCCTACGACCGTGATCATAGTACCGTCTACTAGCTCGTATTCTCCATCCGCTACCGGAGAAAGATTACCGCTTTCATCTACTAGCATCGCTTCAGCTCCAATCTCCAAACCGCTTAAGTCAATCTTCGATCCGTCTTTAAGATCATAAGTTTCGAAAGACAATTCAGTGACCTGAGTAGATTCCTCGCTAGTCTCCACTTGTACTTCTTCGTTTTCTGAAGCTAGCATCAAGCGGATTTTTTCGATTCCTTCTTTTACTGTCATGTTTAGTTTAATTTATTACTCGTTTATAAATACAGATAAAAAAAAAGTTTATACTTTAAACTTTGCACTCGTCCAAAATCCTGGAGATTTCAGACCAAAGCTTTTCTTCCTTAGTCATGTCTCCTGGCTGTTTCTTGTAATTGAACATACCTTCAACAGATAAGCCTTTAAACTTGCCTGCTTTAATGTCACTCCAAACCTGATCGTTATCGATCGAATAAGAGGCAAAAGCCGAGCCGTCTGGAGCGTCTTCAAATCCTTTCATTGGTTTGATTCCTCTCGACTCATCTGTGATCCAGATTTCAAACATCGTCACACCATCGACCACCTGGTTAGGATCGTGCATCAAATTGACGTTTGAAGTGTATCCCTTCTGGAACATTTTTTTGACGATCTTATAAATCGTATCCTTTGGGAAGGAAACGAAATACTCTTGGCCGTTATCGTTTCGATAGATCGGTGTATCTGCCAGCATGATCGGACCTGAGATGATGCGACGCTCTTCGTCCTGGATCTCAAAGTTCATGCGATCCTCTTTGAAGCGAAGGAAGTTTCTTTCGATCGCTGGCTTGTCTACCAAAGCGACGAAATCCACTTCAGATCCATCCATTAGATCCTCATTAATTTCTAGTAAATAAATAGGTAAATTCATTCTTTATTTTTTAGTTAAAATCTTGAAGCTTTTTCGATACGCTCAATTCTTTTCTGTGATCCAGTGATGTCACTCTCTACCACATACGCGCGTGTCGTTACGTTTGAAATACTATTCAAAGATCTCTGATCCAATGAAGTCGGGATAGGCTCCGCTGATCTAGGCGCAATAGGAGCGCCAGCTCCAGCGCTTGGTGCTGATCCTAAGCTCGGCGCTGATCCTCCACCAGATTGGCCAGGAACCTGGACAGCTAAGATGTTTTGAATTGACTTATATCCAGAAGCTAAAGCAAGTCCAGCATTGATCGGCGCAAGCACTGGTCCTACGAAAGGAATTCCGATCGTAGACTCGTAAGCTTTCTGAGCTGATAAGATTGCGGAGATCGTAGCGCTTGCTACCGCTGCCGCCTTTCCTGCTGCCGTTTCAGTTCCTAAAAGATTCGCTAGGTTTGCTAGTGTGTCAGCAGTTGCTTGAGCTGCTGCGACCTTAGCCTTTGCTTCTTCTTGAGCGATTTTCTTTCTAGCCTCTGCGTTTTTCTTCGCGTCCTCAGTTTGCATCTGCTGAGTGGCTCTAGTATTTTGTACGATCTCCTCAGAAGTTGTACTTAAATCTTCCAGCGCTTGCTGATCATATTTTTCCTGGATCTTCAAAAGCGCTTCTTGTCTTGCCTCTTCTACGCCTTCAAGATCTCCTCCAAATTTCAAACGCTCTTCATAAAGCTTGTCATATTTTGCCTGCTCTAATTCAATTTCCTTTTCTTGATCAGTCAGGAATTTCTCCGTGTTTCTGTTTGCGATATTCTCATCCTCAGAATTAATTC